CCCGTGGACAGCATTGAGGTCGAGCGATTCCACGAAGAGTACAAATACTACAGAGACCATGACGGCAATAGCTACATCAAGAGCCGCGTGGAGAAATTAAAATCCGCAGGAAAACTGTGAGAGATTTAACAGGAGACGAGAGACATGGGACTTGCGAAGAAAACTGACGGACGGTATGTGGTCGGGAAAGGCATTGCCGATGCCAATGACTACAAAGGCTCTGCGGCATGGCGCGACATGGTGATTCAGCTTACCGAGAGCGGAGCAACAGAGAAGAGCGAGGAATATCTTAATTTCCTCAAGGACTACGCGCTGAACGCGAACAGCCTTGGCGAACCGATTATGCCGCCGAGCGTGGATGTATGGATTTCGAACCACGGCACAACCACGGCGGTAGAGGCTGACGATGTAGCGATTGACGGCGCGAACTACACCATCTGCGGAATCAAGTGGGACGGCTCTGCATGGGACTACACGAACGCCGGGCAGGGAAGCGGTGGCGGCTCCTCCTCCCTCCCCTCCTACTCCTCCTCAGATATAGGCAAGGTATTGACGGTGGGAGAGGCATCGCCTGTGGAAACGGAAGTGGTGGTAGTACCCGAACAGACATTGACTTTCGCAGAATACGTTACATCGGGTGGGGAGATAACCGTGTATCTTGCACCTCTTCCTTTGGACGGCGTTACCAATGGAGCAATGTACACCGCTACAATTGACGGTGTTGAGATGAGCAGTACTGCGGCTCTTGACCAAATTACATTTGGACAAGGACAATTTAAAATTAGACAGGAAATCGGCGTTTCTACCATTCCAAACGGGTGGTATCTTAACGGCAGAAGTGTTCACGCGGGCGATAGTATTACTTTCTCGCTGAAGACCGTTCAGTCCGTTACCCCGTCCACAACTACTGTTATTGTGCCGGAGCAGACGGTGACTGTGAGCGACGGTAGCCCAGTTCCACTTACGGATGCGGTTGTCAGCGGATTTGTAACGGGCAACGCAGGTGTGATGGTTGTAAACGGCGAGAGTTACAATGTCACCGCAACGGATGATGACGGAGTGATTATTTTTGGAAACGCAGATCCCCAGATGATTGGGCTTTTCAATGGCAATGTGTTATTTGGTGCAAGAGACACAGGAACATACACTGTTTCCCTAACCGCTTCCGTTCCCTCTGTCGAACCTAAGTGGGAAGCGGCAGGTGGCGGAAGTGGTGCGCTGATTATTAAGGCGTCGGGAGAAGCGATGTATAGTGTGGATGACGGATATGCAGTACAAGCAGATGTAGATGAAACTACATTAAACAACTGTTTTTTGCCTGATACTGCAAAACCTGTGTACGCGTTGTTTCCGGCATTTTCTTCGATTGGCGGTGTGGCGGCATATAGTTACGACAACGCAAACGGCAATTATATGATGCCTCTTTCAAAACCGCAGACAAGTGTAAAGATTGGCGAATATGAAACATATTCTGTCTTTAAACTTAGCGGACACGTTTACTTGGGGTATAAGGAAAACTCAGTCTAAAGGAGCCTACTTATGAAACTCAGCAACAAACTCATGCACACAATGCAATGTAACTTGATAAGGAGATGAGACAATGAAACTATCGAACAAGGCGTATGACATTCTCCGCGTTCTCGCGGGTATCGTCCTGCCCGCACTCGCGGCGTTCTATGTCGCACTTTCGGGCATTTGGCATCTGCCGCTTGCAAAGGAAATCTCAGGCACGATTGCGGCGGTTGTGACCCTCATTCAAGCCCTGCTGAAAATCTCTTCCGACAACTACTGGAAAGACGAGGTGAAGGGATGATAAGGGTCGCACAGGCGGGGAGCGATGAAAAATACCAGTACCGCTTCGGACAGGCGGGCGACCAACGGAAGGGAACGCCTGACGCGAACGGATGCTTTACGGGCGAACTGAATGTTCAGCCGTGGTACAACAAGCCGTGGGATTATGTCTTACGGTGCAAGGACTCCGAAAAGGCTGACATCATCGCACAAGCCGCGCAGATGATTTGCAAGAACAAGAATGTCGGCTACGACCAAAATCAGGACGAGACCCTTTGGGATGCGTTCGAGAGGTTGGGATGGAATTTGCTTGCTATTCCTTCCCTTCCCCTGTGCGAGACTGACTGTTGCCGACTCGCCGATGTTAGCATCCGACTGGCGGGCATTACATCCATCCCGAACCTCAAGCACAAGTACACGGGCAACATTCGGGAAGCACTCGTCAACTCAGGGCTGTTCTACTGCTTCTCCGAGGATTCCTACACTCAGCACGACACCAACCTGAGACGAGGCGACCTTCTCCTACAGGAAGGGCATCACCTTGCCATCGTCCTCGACAACTCTGAGCAGGGCGTGGGCATCCCGTACCGTGTCACGAATTGCATCGCCTGTTATCTCCGAAGCGCGGCGAACACGGGCGGGAAAATCCTCGCCACGCTCCATCCGGGCGATGTTGTCTCGCTCCACGGATGGACACCGAACGGATGGGGCATCGTGGATTATAATGGCAAGAGCGGCTATGTCTCAGGCAAGTTCCTGAAGCCCGCGAGACAGGTCATGACAACCGAGAAGGTATGGCTGAGAAGCGGCGCGGGAAAGAACACTCAAGGGCTTACCGCCATTCCCCGAAGAACCGTCCTTCCGTGGGATGGACGAACGGCAAAGAACGGGAACACAACGTGGTACGCCGTCAGCTTTGGCGGCTATAACGGATTCGCAAGCGGGCTGTATATCAAGGTCTTATGATGAGGGGATTTTGACCCCACATCTACACAAAAGAAACCCCCCGGCCTTTTCGGTCGGGGGATTTTTGGTGAACGCGGTGAATGAAATAGTGAACGGAAAATAAAAAAACCGCATAACCATGCGGTTTGTAGTGTGCAGATGAGGGGACTTGAACCCGCAAAATTGCAATAATGACTTGTTGTATTTCAAAAACATCTTGTTTGCAACGAATATTTTTTGTTTTGAGGCGCAAATATAGCCCCGTGCCACATAAATAGTGAATGGAAAAAGTATCACATAAATAGTGAACGGGGCTTTGTTTAGTGGTGAACGCACGGTGAACGACGGTCAGAATGTCGCGTCTATATAATTATTTAATTTGTCTGCTTGCATCCGCGCCTCTTCGGAGATTTCTCCCCAATAGATTGTTTTCATTGTCGCGGCTGAAGACCACCCGGCGTTTGCTTGGATTGTAATGTCCGACACGCCCTTGTTGTGTGCGAGGCTTGCATAGAAGTGCCGCAAGTCGTGGAACGAGAACGGTTCTACAGGCAAGCGTTTCACGGCAAGCATGAAGCGGTTCGTGACTTGGTGCGGCATGATGTTCACACACTTGCCTTTCTCCGTGAGTGCATCAATAACGAACTGCGATACGGGTATAACGCGGATTGACGATGCCGTCTTTGGTGCTTTGATAATAACGCCGCCGTCATCCAGTTCGGTGAGCGACTTGTTTACCGTGACAGTCAGCTTCTTTCGGTCAACATCCTTTGCCGTCAGCGCACATATCTCTCCGCGCCGCAGAGACGCGAACGCCGCCAACCTGATAGCGGCGGTCATGTCCTTGTCGTTTGCGAAGTAATTCAGCACCGCCTGTACATCGCTGATACTTGGAACGTGCTTGCGCTTCGCCGAGGCTTGCGGAAGCTTCACCCGGAACAACCGTTCGCCGCCGTAGAACTGGTAGCATGAAGTGAATACACCGACCGCGTTCTTGATGGACTTGGGCGAATACCCCTTCCCTACCATCCACGAAACCCACGCCTGTACATCCTTTGTGCGGATGCTTGCAAGCTTGACCTTCCCGAACGGCGATGGCTCTATATTATTCTTCAGCACTTTCTTGTAGCCTTGCAACGTAGACGGCGCAAGAGCAGATGCCTTTTCGCGGATGGCACGGCTCACCATGTCAGAGACAATGCCCGACCCGCTGTCGTTCGACCGCTCAAGATTATGTTTGCTTGCAAGGTATTCTGCCTGTTCTTTTGTTTCTGCTGTTATAGATTTGCGGATGCGCTTCCCGTTCACATCAATGTAGTCGAAGACTTGAACGTTCCACTTGCCGCTTGCTAATTTTCGTGCTTTCATTCTAAGCCCTCTAATTTGACCGTATTTCGATTTTGTGTGCGTAGGTGAAGAATTACGCAACAAGCCAAACAAAACCCTGCAAATGCGTTATTATAACGCCACAGGGGTATGTTATTATATCCCATCATCATTTCTTCTCTCACGGTCGTTCATAAATTGTAACAGTGTCAGTATTGTCCTTTTGTCATCGGCAGACAGTCTACGGAATCTTTCAAGGAAAGCAACATCATCGTCCTCTTCAAGCCCATCATACCCGGCAAGCCAAAGTGGGTCGCAGTTCAGTGCCTTGGCAAGTGCTTGTAGCTTATCGTCTTTCGGTTCGTATCGACCGACAATGTATGAGGAAATTAAACTGCGGTCAACGCCTGATGCCCTTGCAAGGTCTGTTTGTCTCATGCCTCTTTCGTCCATCATTTCTCTCAACCTTTTTCTAAAAACTCCCATGTTGTATTCCCCCAATCTATTTTATATATACATTAGCACAAGTTCGAATTTAGCACAACAAAAAAATTTTTTCGAAATTTTCAATTTTGCGGTTGACAAATGTTTAGCGGTGTGCTAAAGTGAAAAATGTGAGATGGCTCACACAACACGGCGAAAGGATGGATGAATGAAGAACGGCAGATTACGCGGACGCATCGTTGAGAAGTACGGGCGTATCAGTGATTTCGCCACTGCAATGGGAGTTTCGCAGTCGGCAATGTCCTTGCTGTTAAACGGCAAGAGCGTTTGGCGGGGCGACAAGATAGAAGAGGCGATTCGGTTGCTTGACATACCGAGCGGCGAAGTGGCCTATTATTTTTTCCCTAAAGTGTGCGAAGTTGGAGATAAACAAAACGTTGGGGAATAACAAAACAGGGGGAGAATATGGACAAGAGAATGGCGCGAAAGGCGTTGTACGCCGCCGCAATAGCGGTGAGCGTCGTGGCAATCATCGGAATCATGTGCAGTTTACTGTGCATTGCTCATGGGAACTTAAAGGCAAGCGTTCTGCTCGTTGTGTGTGTCGGCCTGATATGGGCGGCTGACGGCGTGGCAAACGCATTAGACAGAAGGGGGATATGAAATGGGACGCACAAAGGATGCCGTACAGATTGACAAGTACGCGCTTGACAATGCGATGCTTGCGAATGAAACAAATGCCAAAGAGGTATCGCTAAGGCTTGGGCATTCCCAAGGGTATCTCGCTCAAGTGCGGGCGAACGGCGGCTTCATTAAGCGGCGTGAGTATGAGAACCTTAAAGGCTTGCTTCGCATCACAGACAACGCGCTGATAAAGGCAGCCCCGGTACAACGGGCAGACGAGGTTGAGAACATTTACTCTCCATACCCGGTCAAGGCCGGGAAGCTTGCCAACATACTGGACGAGGACAACGCGGAGTTTATCGAAATGCTTGCCCGGATAGGCGGTGCTGACAAGAACGCTCTGATTAACTCAATCATCCGAAGCTATAAGCAGAACAGCGCACTCGCCCAAACACTGAACGCCGCGATTGATGCGGTGAAAGCACTTACAGAATGACGCCAGCCCACGCGGGTTTTATGTTCATTTTACCGCGCGGATAGTACGGCAGTCGTTGCTCCAATATCGGCACACGGGGTCACGGTTTTCTCCTTTGAAGCTACTTTCCCTTTTACCCCACCCCGTCTGCAAAACTAACTGTGCGCCCGCAGGACAAGCACGACAGGGCGATTCTTATGAAGGGGGATTTATGACGAGAAAGGAAGAGGACGCTTTCGCAAGATGCGCCTTTGGGGAATGGCTTGAAGATGCCTTGCCGGGGATATGTGAACGAGGCGAGAAGATAGTGTGGCGCGGGTACGCATTGAAGAACCCGGAATACACAGACCACCTTGGGGAAGACCCGGAGTATGTGTGGTATCGCATAGCGTTAACTCGCCACTATGACGGAATTAGATTCACTTATGACATAGATACGGAATGCAGTAATGATTCTATGGCTGAGTGGATGGAAGACCACGGCAAGTACATCAAGGGCAAATTGATTTGGTACTGTCGGGCGGTGTGGGACTTGATAGCGAAAAGGCTTATTGATTACAAGGCTTTCGATAAGAACGAAGACGATTTGGACTTTGAAGACGAGCCGCCAAGGCTGACGGATGACGAGAAGCTTGAGGCGTGGGAATCGGAAGCGCGTTCAAGATGGTATCAAAACTACACCGAACAGAAGTACGGTTATGACTATTCATGAAGGGGGATATGGAATGATTGAAGTAACAGAAGTAAAGGAACAGCCCACGGAAATTGATGCCGAGCATCTTTTCGCAATGTTCAAGAAACCAATGGAAGCCTTGCAGTCTATGCTCAAGGCAGAGGCGAACAGCATTGAGCGAGACGGCGTTGACGCATCGTCCATTGAACTGACGGTGAAGCCTATGATGCTGACCGTGAGAATTGGGGACTACATCTTGTTTCACGAAGTCACGCACACCGTCAAGAAGGTGGGGGGACATAATGGCGAAGAAACGGATGTTTAGCCTTGGCGTTTTGGACACGGATGCTTTTCTTGATATGCCATTGTCTGCTCAAGCCCTATACTTCCACTTGAACCTTCGCGCCGACGATGACGGTTTTATCGGAAACCCGAAACGCATTGCACAAAACGTAGGCGCAAGCGTTGATGACTTAAAATTGCTTGTAGCGAAACGATTCGCAATAGCGTTTGAGGATGGTGTGATTGTTATTAAGCATTGGCGTATGCACAATGCAATCAAGAGCGACCGATATGTGAAGACAAATTACATTGAAGACCTCGCCTTGCTTGGCATTAAGGAGAATGGCGCATACACGGTTGTCGGAACGCGAACGGAGAACGTTCGGAGCGCAAATGGAGCGCAAATGCCTCAATCGCGTTCCGTAGGTATAGGTTTAGAGATAGATAAGGACAGTAAAGAAGAAAGTCACCTAAAGGTGACTAAAGAAGAAAGCCACCGCTTTGTGCCACCTACGCCGTCAGATGTTGAACGGTACGCGACCGAAAAGGGACTGCGGATTGATGCCGACAAGTTCTGTGATTTCTACGAAAGCAAGGGGTGGATGGTCGGCAAGAACAAGATGAAGGACTGGAAAGCCGCCGTCCGTGGATGGTGTTCCCGAAACAGTGATGGCGGCGTGAAGGTCGGGCGTAGCGACAAGGTTCAAGCGTCTCAAGGCTTCTCGACAGAGAGAAAGAACGTTGACTACAACAAGCTGTTTTGGGAGAACGCAAAGCGGCAATGGGATGAGGATAGCGACGAATGATTCAAACGCAGAGTGTAACCGTGTACGGTGACCCGCGAGGTAAAGGAAGACCAAGGTTCTCTTATGGAACAGGCCATGCGTACACGGACGCGGCAACGGCAGATTATGAAAGGAGAGTGGAAAAGGCGTGGGTGTCGGAAAACAATTTCACCTTTGGAAAGTACCCGACAGAAGTGATTATCAAGGCGTTCTTCTCAGTCCCGTCCTCGTTGAGCAAGAAGAAGAAAGCGCAACTCTATGGGATGCCGTGTCTGAAGAAGCCCGATGTGGACAACATAGCGAAGATAGTGTTGGACGCGCTGAACGGAGTGGCTTATCAGGACGATGCACAGATAGAGAAGCTTCGGGTGGAGAAGATGTATGTGTCGAGCGAGACGGAATCGCCGAGAGTGGAGATAGCGATAACGGCGGTGACGGACTGAACGAAAGCAACTGGAAGTCAAATCCGAGGAACACGTTCAAACCAGTAAGCGACTACTATCTGTTCGCGGCTGAGTGGCAGATGGCAACAGGGAAGATACTTGCATCTGATTCGCGGACGGAAGAAGCAGGGCTTGCAAAAATCGCAGACGCGAAAGCGCGGTACGAATTATACGAACAGAGGTTAGCAGATGAACGGGAATGAAATCAAAGAACTCAGGAAAGAGCGCGGCATGAGCCAACAAGTTCTTGCGGAAGCGGCGGGCGTGTCACAATCGGCGGTCTCAATCATTGAGGCGTTCAACCTTGTGCCGAGCGGCGAACTGAAAGATGCCATTGAAAAGGCGTTCAACATTGGCAGAGAGCCGAAACGAACGGAGAAGTCAGAGCAGATTACGCAGACGAAGCGGGTGCTTGATTACATGATTGAGCATGGAAGCATTTCACAGCAAGAGGCAATCCGGGAGTTTAACTGTTACAGACTTGCGGCAAAGATATTCGACCTTCGAAAAGAGGGGTATGTGATTATCACCGAGAAGAAGCCGTTCCGCAACGAGTATTGCAATGGGTACTATGCCGAGTACAAGCTTGCCGGGGGCAGACCGTGAGAGTAAGAGAAGCGAACGAGATTCTTGGCAGAATCAAAACGCCGATGGACGGCTACAAGGCTTTGGCGGCGGCAATCATACTGACGGCTTGCGATGACTACATGAGAGCGGCAGGGCTGAAGGACACGATGCGGATGGAGACCATAGAGAAATTCTTTCTGAGCGACCGCTTCCTTCTGTATTCGGACGGAGCAGACGGCGCGTATGTGCTTCGGAAAGTGAAAGAGGCCGGGACAAGGACGGCGGGGAAAGGCACGGCCATACCAGTCAAGTGCATTGACGAGCAAGGGAATGTTGTCGCAGAGTACGCAAGCCTTGGCGACGCGGCGGCAAGAATACGCGGGGATAGACGGAGCATTGTCCGCGCGTGTAACAGCGGGAAGATACTGTACGGCTATTACTGGAGATGGGCATGACGAGACCACAGATATGCTATGAGTGCAAGCACTTTGTCGAGGAAAGCGAAGAGACAGGGAAAGGCAGATGCACGGCGTTGGATTACGGCGGTGCGGAGAAGAGATGGCACGGAACGATTTCGGCAACGAATTGCCCGAAAGCAGAAGCGAAAGGAGCAGAGAATGCGGATAGCGAGTTTTGAGAAGCGGGAATGGATTGACCCGGTGAATGACAGAAGACCGATGACGGAAGACTGGGTACTGGTTACACAGCTTACCGAGGGGAGAAAGATTGTAACGGAATCCAAGTACGAAGAGAAGTACGGATGGTTCATCGACCCGGAAGACACGGTGCTTGGATGGATGCCACTCCCTGACCCGATGGAGTGAAGGGCGATGGATATTGGAAAGCGCATGGAAGATTATCTGACGAGCGTTATTGATTCCGTTTCAGCCGAGATTGAGGCCGACCCGATTGAGGATGATTTTAGACAGGGTTATGTCGGCGGTCTTATCCGGGCGAGGCAGATGCTTAAAGAACTGAGGAGTGAGAATGCCGAGGATGAATGAGAAAGCATTGGTCTTCATCATTGACGAGATGGGGAAGAAGCTTGAAGAGTTTATGGAGCGCACCGACTACGAAGCGTTCTGCGTGGATGTAGCACGGAAAGCGTTCATGATGGAAGTCAATGACATGGAAGACGGAGACTTTAAGGAGTTTATCTTGTCCAACATCAACGAGGTTTTGAAGTGAGAATCGACTTTGACGAAGAGAAGCACGAATACAGAGCGGGCGGCGTGAGAGTGCCGAGCGTGTCGGAAGTCCTTGCGCCGCTGTCCGCTGAGAGATACGGAGAGTTGAATCCGTGGATGCTCAAGGCGGCGGCGGCAAAGGGAACAGCGGTGCATGAGGCGTGTGAACTGATTGACTACGGCGTTGAGCCTGATGAAGACCCGGAGATTGACGGTTACCTGTTTGCCTACCAAACATTCTTGCTTGAACACGATGTCGAGTGGGAGAAGATTGAGGCGGTAGTGGCATTCTATAGGGACTTGCCGTTTAGCGGAGACCATGATGAGATTCCCCTTTATGCGGGAACGCTTGACCGATTCGGAATGGTTGACGGTGAACCAACCGTTGTGGACATCAAGACATACGCCTCGCTGTCCACGGACGCACAGCTTGCGGCATCGTGTCAAACGGCACTATATCGGGATGCACTGGAAAGTATGGGTGGTTTCGTGATGAAGCGGGCGATACTGCACTTGCGGAAAGACGGAACGTACAGACTTGTTGACTTGAACAAGTGGGACAAAGACCACGGCTTCAACAGCAAGGACACGGCATGGATGCTGTGGAACGTGTGGAACAACAAGGACAAAGCCAAGAGGACGGTGAAACGGAAATGCTCTCGCGAATGAAGTTTCTGTTCTTCATGTTCCTTGCGCTTGCGAGTGCGCCAACGGGCGGCGAATTAACCGAACGCACTGTGCCGACAGAAGAGCAGACCGAGGCGGGCTTCACGGTGTACAGAATCCACGGCGTAGAACCGCCGCTTGAATGGCAGATAAGCCTGTACACGGAACTGGAAGAGCGCGGCATCGAATGGTATATGCCGTATGCCGTGTGCCAAGTGTGGCAAGAATCCCGGTGGAACAGATGGTCGGACAACGGGAGAGACAAGGGCATCACTCAGCAGAAGGGAATCTATTGGAGCGCAAGGGCGGCACGGTACGGACTTCCGGGCGCAGATATATGGGATGTAAACGCACAGTTCCATGTGTACTCTTGCATGATGAGCGAGTATATAAGAGCGACCGGGAATGACATAGGCAGGGCGTTGAGCCTGTACTTTTATGGCGCAGGAGACTATGCTGAGAAGTATGTGGCAGATGTGATGAGCCACATAGAACACTTGGAAGAGGTGAGAAGATGAGCGTACTGATTAAGGGAATGAAGATGCCGAAGAACTGTGATGCTTGCCCTATGCTTTATGAGTATAGGTTCTGCGAATTGACGGATGACCGCGCATCGAGCATTGAGTGGAAAACGGAAGAGAAACGGATGCCAAAATGTCCTCTCATCGAACTCCCCGACCACGGAGATTTAATTGACAGAGATGAACTACATCACAATATGAAGGCTGACGCGATAAATAAACTGTCGTTTTTTGATGACGGATATTTGCACTATTTGAAGGGGCTTGAAGCCGTCGAGGATATGCTGAACGGTGCGCCTGTTATTATCCCGGCAGAAAGGAGCGAAGAATGGGAATTTACATCAGAAACATAGACATTCCCGAAATCAAGCGCGGAGTGGCGGCGATTATTAACATTGACGACATTTTGTTTCTCAAAACGAAGGATGACATCTTGCTTGTTCCCGACCACGGAGACCTTATTGAAAAGGATGTTGTATTAGATGCGCTTGACCTTATGGCGGCGAACAACAGACTGCATGACGCATACGATTTTGTAAAATCATGCGAGGCGGTAATACCAGCAGAAAGAAAATAATACACCCCCGGTGGTGGAATAGGTAGACGCTAATTAGGGTTTAGATGGATAGACAGCACGTTGTGCCGTTCCTTGAGGCCTTAGATGCTATCCGTCATGCAAGGTGCAAATCCTTGCCCGGGGAATAGGCAAAAAGCGAAGAAGAAAGGAGCGAAGATGATCAAAAGGCTGATTGACCGCATAAGACATCGAAGGTTTTGCAGACTAAACAGATATTATTGCCCCGACTGTATTTATCACAATTTCGTTTTTGAGGGGGCGGTATTCAGAGGAAACAAGTGCAGATGGGGAGAGAGGAGCGAAGAATGAGCGACGTTGGAATTATCAAAGAGGACGAGTGCAAGATTTCCGTCTGCAAATACTATCTGCCTTGCGGATGGTGCGAACTGAAACAGAAGGAGTGCGAAAAATATTTCGTTAAGACGTACCCACGCAACTACAAACCTTATATGCCGAATACGGTTCAGGTCTACGCCGCGCCGAGCGGTGCGCCAATAATCACAAACGAGGTGAACTGCGGCGCAAAGATGGAAGGAACGGAACAGATAAGCTATGCCGATTGGGTGGTGAAGAGAGAATGACACGCAAGGAAGAATCAATGCAAATGCTCGACCAAATGCAGGACTTGCTGAAGAAGACAGAAGACACGCCCGACAGGATGCCCACAAACAGGGCATTCCTCATGGTCGCAAGGGCGGTGTATTGGCTGTTAGAAAGGTGGATTAAGGAGAATGACAATGGCAAATGAAATGGTATCAGTCAATGATGACTACAGAACGGAAATGGCGATTGCAAAACCGAGCGGCGTTGATTACAAAGTCACGACCCCTCACGGCGAAGTGAAGCTGAAAAGAGACATTGATTTCGGCGTGATTCCGAAGACGGACAGACCGACCCTGCTGAAGAGCGGAGCGGAGAAAATTGCCCTTGCGTATGGGCTGTGTCAGCAATATGAAATCGTCGAACACATAGAACAGTTCGGCAAAGAGCCGTTCTTCTATTACCTTGTGAAGTGCAATCTTGTCGTGCCGAACAACAACGGTGGGATTCTCTTCTCTTCCGGGTACGGTTCAGCGAACACGGCAGAGAGCAATGCGGGATTTGGGAATCCGTATAGCCTTGCGAATACTGCCGTGAAAAAGGCACAGAAGCGGGCGTTGGTTCATGCGGCACTTGCGATTTCCGGGCTGAGTTCCATGTTCTACGCCGACATGGAAGATTCAAAGTTCTTGGATAACGCGAAAGGACTTGCCGCAACAATGAGTGAAGACAGCCCGATTACGGCAAAACAATTACGCCGAGTGTGGGCGTTGGCGGGGAATGCCGGGTTGTCGGCGAACGAGGCGAAAGCAAAGATTGTAGCGGCGGGGTTCGCGTCAACAAAGGACATCAAGCAAAAAGACTACGAAACGGTCTGCAAGCTTTTTGAAAACGATAACGAATAACAGAGGTGTTAGACATGGGAGTAACTGTAAAGACTGGTGATGTATTGGATTGCGTTGATGCGCGTTCGGGTGAAAGTCAGCGTGGCAAGTGGATGTTCTTCAAGGTCAAGGCAAAGAAGGGCTTTGACAATCTGAACCTGTGGGTGTCCAACCCGGACAACGTGAAGAACGCAACCGCCGTGAAGATTCTTTCGATAGACCAAGTGGAAATGAAGAGCCACTTGGACGAGAAGTCTCAGAAGTGGTACAAGGATTACAACGTGACTTGTACGGTCGAACGCGCAGAGAGCGGCAGACAGGGCGCGGGTAGCGGCTTCATGGACGCAAGCGGATTCATGGACACGGAAGAGGACATCAACAAGCTGTTCGGGCTTTGATGAGGCGGCGGCATGGCAAAGAAAAGCGGCAGATACCCAACGACAGAAGAGGGACTTGCCCTGCGGAACGAGGCGAACTTAAAAGCCGCACTTGATGAGAACGGCACAGCGATAGCACATTCACTCGCGGGGCTTTCTGCCCCGCCTGTGAACCTGATGGACATAGAAGAGGTCGAGCGGCGAACGATGGAATACATTGCGGACTGTCAGCGAACAGGAGCAAAGGTCTCCCCGCCGAGCCTTGCCTTGTGGTTGGGGATAACATCGGCAGACCTTGCCGAGTGGTTGACAACGTTCGGCACGGAAGAACACAGAAGAAGCGCGGCAAGGATATACCAGTTCCTTCATGCGTCGTTCGTGGACAATGCGCTGAACGGCAGAACATCGCCACAGCTTTCAATGTTCCTTGCAAAGAACTGGTTCGGGTACAGAGACAGTCAGGCGGTAGAGACGGCGCAGACGGTTGACACCCGGAAGAGCCTTGACGAACTGGCGAAAGAGGCAGAGAACCTTCCCGACTTCGAAATCATAGAGACGCAGGGGCAGAGCAAAAAGAGTAGCAAGAAAAGCAATTAGCATGAGACTAAATGCAAACATACCCTTGAAACGTTATAATAATGCCTTTAAATCGGTTTTAACCGCTTCGGCACACAATTCCGCATTGAGATAGCAAAACCGATTTACGGGGCAAACAGGGAGCTTCTCGCGTGTGCGCGTATTTTAATGCAATGTGCGGCATTTGGCGCGACAATGGATTTATTTTTGGGCATAAAAAAAGGGCGGCTTTTTAGCCGCCCTTATGTTTTGCATCCTGTCATTTCCGAACCATCACCCCCGCTCACGCTTCAGGTATTCTTCAATGGCTTTGATTTCACCGTCAACATAGGCAATGTCATACAACAGCCCGCGCCACGCTTTAGTGCGCTCAAGCTTTGCCATAGCGTTCTCACGGCTTACAGAAGAGATTCCGTCACCAGTGATTCCGTTGACGAACAGCATCCGCTCTTTCTTGTTGTGCAGACCGCTTGCCACTTTGTAAAGCCGGGCAAGTTCCTTCTCGTCATAGGCATCGTCCATGCCGTCATCGACAACATCAACGCTATCGTCATAATCCTCAAAGACAAGCCCGTATTTTCGGAACTCTTCGGGTATGTCGTTGGGGTCGGGTTCATAGTGCCATATCATAATGCTCACCCCCTTATAACTCGCCGAACACGGGGCTGAAGTCTTCCCATGTCTTCGCGTCTTCATCATACACTGATACCGGGTCAGCCGTCAAGGTTATATAGCCGTCAGCGTCAACCGCTCCGCAGTCCTTGCTGAAATAAATCTTCGGGGTGTGGTACTTGCAGTCGTGCCACAGTTCCTTGTGCTTTGAGGCAATCTGTTTTGCCCCTCTCAGCGTGTCGCTTTCTCCGATGCGATACCCGAAATTGCAGAAGAGGTATTCGCCGCCGATTACAATAAAACGTTTCATGTCAGTCTCCATTCGTTTTCACAATGGACGGTGACTTTTTCTTTTCGCCGTCCCATTCGTATTCTTTCCACACGGCTTCGTAACCGTCTTCGAGGACAAAGGTTTCGTCCGCAGAACCGCCGAAACGATGCCCGTTGTTTTCCAGTATGCACTTCGCAAGCATAAAGCCGTACAAGTGCGCCGTGTATGTTGCTTTCTTGCCACGATTCTTCTCGCAGTCATAAGTTCCAATCGGAACGCCACAGAAGAGCGAACCGAAATAGTCCGACACGATTTCGCCGTCGTAACGGATGTAGAAATCGCACCGCCCATCTGAAACAATGGGGTATTTCCCATTGCGGACAAGTATGTTTTCATACCATGCCGCGCATTCAAAATCGTTGTTGTGCATCACGGTGTCCTCGCGGATAACCGCATACCCGATAATTTCTCCTTTTGCCATGCTGTTTTCTCCTTTGCTTTTGTAGTGGTTTCCCACGACCGCCACAGAAGGGCGGTTTCGGCAAGTCACCATCTTGCCATCATCAGGTGGGCATCAGCCGAAAGCAATGTCGGAAAGGCTTTCGCTGAAATCGTCAATGCTTGAGAGCGCGTCCTCGATTGTGTCAATGTACTCGCTCATTGCCTCGCCCCGGTCACTGTACTGGAACGATTCGGGCATATTGTCGTATGCGTCCTGTTCGTCATCCCGGACGGATTCGATAATGTCTCGCGCTTCTCCGAGCAGAAGAAGGGCTTTCTCTAATTCCTTGCGTCTCCGTCTGTTCATTTCATTCACTCCTCGTTAAACCATTTTGCGTTGATGTGCTTGCGTGTCTTGTATATCGTGTTGACGGCTTCGTGTTCGTCGTTGTCGCAGAAGTACGGGCTGAAGATGTTCCCGCGCTCCGTCACAGAACGTTCGCTCACGGTCGCGCCTTTCGTGTCGAGGCGGTAATCCGTCTCGCCGTCCGTCCAGTACAGTTCGTCCGGGACGGCGCAGAAGATGTCCCGCCGTGTTGCCATTTGCAGAAACGCTTTCGCGTCTGACTTCGTGCGGATTTTGAAGTCGCCGCTGTAACCAAAGATTGTCATTGCGCTCACCACCGTTCCATTATCGTCACAGAAGGATTGAACCAGTCAATGCCGCCGTCTTCCGCAATGGGATAATCCGTCTTTCGGCAAAAGCCCATCACTTGAAGTGCCTTGTCCATTCCTTCGATGATTGCGACGGTCACATCGTCTCTGTGTTCGTAACGCGCCGCTTTCTCCTTGTTGCCCGCGTCTTCGGCGGCTTCCTGTTTCGCTTCATACCGCTCAGACTTCCGCAGAAGAGCCGTGTACATTTCGGAAAGCTGTTCCCTCTGTTTGTTTGTCATTGCCCTTTCTCCTTTCGTTTAGCAGATTGCATTCTCGCGGAACACCCGCAGAAGACCGTACTTCTTGCCGTTCTTGCGGAAGAAGTCTTCAACCGCCGCTTCGTCTGACATTGACATATCGCCGATGTCTGAATTGGAATAGTCGATTGCCAATGCTTCAAGGTTCGCCCTGCGTTCGGCGTAGGTCTCGCCGCTCACGCAGAAGTACAGAACGTTCGTCACAGCTTCGACACAAGGGTCGATTGCCGCTTCGATATAGTCCCGGTCGTTCTTGAAGAAGACCGTTTGCGGGAAGTAATCTTCCGTCGTTTCGAATGTTGCCAATACCATCATTTTTCTTTCCCCTTTCCTTGCCATTTTGGGCAGATTCCCCTTTGACGGATTCGAACCGCCCCGGCTTTCGCCGCTCCGCAGAAGGGGTGTGCTGTCATGAGTAATCTTGAACGTAATCGAGACTCCATTCGAAACAGTTTTCGTCAAGATATACCCAGTTGTTTTCCTCACAGAAGTCGATTGCTTCGCGTTCAGTCAGGCCGCACACATAATCGTGTGAGACGGTTCTCGCTGTCATGATGACTTTGTACTTGTCCATTACTTGCCGCTCCTTTCGTAACCGATAAACTCTTCTTCGCCATAGATGATTGAGAACTCAGCCCGCAGAAGTGGGTGCTTCTCTTGTTTCTGATATGCGCGTATCATGTCAACCGCAGAAGGGCGGTCACACGTTGCACCAATCATTTGCCCGTCTTTGAAGATGTAATAGCGTTTCATCATTTGCTCCTTTGATTTTGTCTTGCCCCAACCGGGGCAGAAGGGGGTGTGCGGAATTGAACCGCTTCGCCAGTCACCCCCGCGCGGATTATTCTTCCGCGCTTTCTTCGTCGCTGTCGGTCACGCCGAGGATTAAATCGACGGCGGCCTGTGCTTTCGTTGCCGCAGAAACATACATCAGCGGGTCGTTCTTAATCGCAGAAGACCACGATTTGATATAGGCCGCGCTGTTGCGGAACGTGTTCCCTTCTTCCATGCCGAGCGCGTTCAAGATTGCCGCAGAAGTGCTTTCCGCGACGAGTTCCTCTTTGCCGTACTCTTCCGAGCCGAAAGCCGCATTTTTCGCCGCACCCGTGAACCGATTGAGCCGGGAAGAATGCCCGGTCGAATGCCCGAGTTCGTGAAACAGGGTCGAGTAAAACTCCGATTCGGCTTTGAATTGTGAGCGCATAGGAACAGAGACATAATCCGCAGAAGGGCTATAGAAAGCCCGGTCGGAAACCGTGTCCCGGTCAATGTGAAATCCATTGCCCGCCCGCAGAACGTAATCAGAAATCACGGCTTCGGCGGTTTCGTTTGTCGTGCTGTTCTCGTCCCCACCCTCAACAATTTCCGTGTGCGTAATCGGCACAGAAACGACGCGCGGCGCGGGGTGGTGCTTCTGTTTGATTCCGTCGCAGTCTTCCACGCGAAAGACGGTGTAGTATTTCAGAACCGGGATTTTTACCTCCTCGTCTTCCCCGGTTTCGTCGTTATGGTGCGTCTTCTCGTAGAAATTCCAGTACACGACGGGAAAGCCCTTCGCGCCCTTTTTAACCGTGCCGCCCTCAGCTTTGCACTGATTGAACGTGATATATTCCCCGGCGGGCAGATAGGCGTTCACGCCCTTGTACTCGATTCCGCGACGATTCCATGCAGAAGGGTAAACGGTGACGGTCTTGTAGCCGTCCACAACTTCAACCGTGTTCGGCTTGCGATTCCACGGTTTCACCCACGGCAGAAAGCCATCGTTTTTGATAAGGTCAAGAATACGGTCAACCACTTTTTGTGCCACTTCCTTGTTGTTCATTTTGAAATCCCCTTTTGATTAAGTCTTGCGGCAGAACCGCAGAAAGGGCGGCGGGGGAGTTGAACCCCCGCGCCGACGGGCAGAAACCCGTCGGCAATCCCATCGCCGTAGGTCTTTAGTGGCAAGAACCGCTTTTGTCGTAGGCATAAGCCCGAACGCCGCCGCAGTCGCGCGTCAGCGTTCCCGTCTCGTCGATGTAGATGCACACAGACCACGCGCCCCGCAGAGAAGCGGGGGCGTTTCGGCGCGTAGCCGTCGCGCCATCGTCGGACGGGCAATCAACAGAAAACCACAGAAACGCTAACGTTTTCAAATCGGTTTTCTTTGTTCTGTTTCTTGTTGATTTCGTCGAGTAAATCCCGCGCCGCCGTTTCGGCTTGTTCCTTGTGAAAAAACCGCGCGACGGTTTCCCCGTTCAGATTCACAGCCCAAAGATAAAACATTGCTTTTGTCCCCTTTGCTTTTCGTTTTTGCCTTTCGGCGATTTCCCGCGCCCGGTATCGCTCCGGGCTGGCATCCTCTGCGCGGGATTCTGTGCCGTCTCAGCAGTACGGATAACGGCTTAAAACCGTATCTTTTACTGCGTAAAACGTGTTCTTGTGTGTGTGCTTCGCTGTGTCTGCTTCAAGCTGTTTCGTGGCTTCCGCGATGGCATCCCGGAAGCGGTAAAAAATGCCGTCAACTTCTTTAAGCTGTTTCTGAAGGTCTGCGACATACTCGCGGCAATAGGCCGCACGGTCTGCAATTGCCTTCTTGATGTCTTCAAGGTCATAGGCGTAAACTTGCTCAAGAAAAGACTGCTTTGGAAGCAGATTCTGCGTCTTGGCCTTTTTGGCCTCGTCCTTCATGTAGCGGGCAATTTCGTATGCGTTGATGCTTTCGTGAATGTAGCCGCATTCGCGGCATTGCGTAAAGACCGTGATTTCGTACTCGCCCGCTTGCATGGCGCAAGCTATGGGCGAATACTTCGCGCCACTGATGTTCTTCGACATGATGGAGAAGGGCTTTCCGTCCTTCTTGACCGGGAAGGAAACAGCTTCCCATGCTTCCGCGAATGCGGTATAGCGGGCAATGTCCTTCTTCATGTTGGTTTTGATTTCGTCGAGATTGTAGTACTTCATTTTTGTTTCCCCTTTCGTCGCCCCGTGTGTCGGGGCATAGTCGGCGCGGCGGCAATTGCAACCGCCCGCCCGCTTTCGTGGGCGTCTCTCATTTGCGCGCCGTGTTCCGTCGCCGTCCCCACGTTAGCCGCGCGGCGGGATGTTTGAGCAATAACAGCCGCCCGCCGTGAGGATTAGCGGCGCGGGCGGGTGTCGTGATAGTTTAGGGAAATCAATAGAAAAGCCCGCACCCCCAAACCTTGACGCGCTCATTTTGTCGCGGCGTTTCCCCGGTTATCGTTACGGGCTGTTTTTGTATATCCAGTAACCACTTGCCCCGGCGGTGATTATTGACGGCTCAAAAGCCCGTTATACGGCTATCTCGTCGGGGGGTGTGTCCTGTTGTCAATGTGCGGGGGGTGTCCGTATGCCTTGCGGGGGTCTCTGTCCCGGGGTGCTGTCGTCCGGGGTGCGGGGTGTCCGTCGTATCTTTCCGGGGGTGTCCCCCGGTCTTTCGGCGGGATTGATTGCGGCTTGCGGGGTGTCCCGCATAGCTTTATCAACTGTCAATAGGATAACACGGGGTGTTAATTTTGAACAGCAGTGATTTTTGCATTTTCACAAGTCAAAATTAACTTCATAAGTTAAGGCATTGACGCACGGCGGCAAGATTTGACGGCTTGCCCGTGCGCGTGTTATTATAAATAGGCAAAACTTGCCCCGCATGGCGCGAAAAACGGCTTTTCCCGGCCTTTTGTGGGCTTTAGCGGGCAATCCCCCGGAAAACGGCTTTAAACGGCTTTTCGGGGCTTTTTTGGGGGCTTTCTATGATTATTCAAAACAGGCAAGACTTAGCGCGGGCAATCAAAAGCGCGGCGGCGCGGCAAGGCGTGACGGTTTCCAAAATAGGCGCGTCAATGGGTGTATCCTTGCCGTCGATTAGCCGCACGATCAATAAGGGGGATATATCAATAGGCACATTGCAAAGCATAGCGGCGGGCATGGGGTGCGCGCTGTCCGTGGATTTCGTCCCGGTGTCCAGTGACGGCACACCCGGCGGGAGAGCATGACACCCATGGACGCTTTCACGGACTAAAGCATAAAAGCATATTGCATAATATGCAGGAATTATGTAATCATTAGCACTCAATGCAAACGACTGCTAATTGTGTACACAATTCCCCATGTTTTCATATTGTCCGACAATGCAATAAATATTCTGAATAGTTAGACAATTAGATAAGTTATTGCACAATGGGGTAACAATTACCTATATACCTACTGGATAAATAGGCGAATGGACACCCCGGCGGCGGGGCTTTCGGGAATTGTCAGACAATTTACAGCCCACCCGTGGCGAATTGTCCCCGATTCCGTGAAAATATGCGGGCATTGTTTCGAATTGTCAGACAATACACCCCGCAATTATTCGCAAAAGATGACTTTCACGAATAGTTAAAGCTTTCCCCCGGTTAAGCCCCACCCGTGGGGGAACGTGTGTTCGGCTTTTTCGGGCGGGTTACCCCCTTCCATAATCGCAAAAAAATATTCAGCTTTTCTGCATATATGCAATATTGATTCATCCCCAAAGTTTTACTGCATGGGGATTTTTTATTTGTGGTGTACATGGTAGGAGAGGTATTTTGAAAGTGGCATGAATGATTGCCCACGACATATTCCCCCCAAATATGGCTCGACCCGGCCTGTCGCACCGGGAGAAAGGAAACGCGACCGAAGTTTGGCGGCATATCTTTGTGTGGCGCGGATGTGCGTCAAAAACCGCCTACTGACTATGGGGATTTCGGGACGAATCCCGTCTTCATAACTAACCTCCAAGAACTGGTAGCCGTGGCGCGGTCGCTTTAGTGCTGTTCAACTCAGCACACGGCACTCCCTGCTGATGCGTTTTCATCAGTCGTAGGGTTTCATAATCTTCCGCGCAACCCCATTCGGCTTTAACGCCCTATGGGGATTGTGATATATGGGGGTGAACGGATAAGAGATGGACAATCGTGTAGAGGGTTTATACAAAACCTTTATAAAGCACAAGCTATACGGCAAGGCACTGGATGTTTTGGAAGCGTCGTATGCCGATGACCCGAAGGGAACGTACCCGATGATACAGAAGTTCCGTCGGGGGCAGACGGCACTTGCGCGGATGGGCGATAACGATGCGTTTAAATTACTGCGGCGTTCGTACTTTATGACCGCACAGAGCGTGTTTGATGACTTCTGCATCGCTATGGAATGGGATAGACCCGCGAATCAGCGGTTCTACTTGCCTCGCCGCAAACAGCTATACAAGATAGTGGAACAACTTCAACGCCTGTGTGACGGGGATTTGGATGTGCTTTGCGTGTCGATGCCGCCGGGTGTCGGCAAGACGGCACTTGCACAGTTCTATCTTGACTTTCTTGTGGGGCGCAACCCCCTGCTTGGGAATCTGATTGCCTCGCACAACGCCACGTTTCTGCGCGGCCTGTACGAAGAGACCTTGCGGCACTTAGACCCGGACGGTGAATACTGTTGGAACGAGATATTCCCGCACCACGCCGTTGTCAAGACCAACGCCCTCGACTTAAAGATTGATGTGGACAAGCCGCAACGCTTCTCGTCCTTTCAGTTCCGTTCCATCCAAGGCGGCAACGCGGGTCTTGCCCGTGCCGTCGGGCTTCTGTACTGCGATGACATCATTGAGGGCATTGAAGAGGCCATGTCGGAAGAACGCCTTGAGGCGAAGTGGACTAAGTTCAATACCGACCTACTGCAACGGACTCAGGGCGACTGCAAGATTCTGATGATTGCGACAAGATGGTCGGTGCGTGACCCCATAGGCAGACTGCAACAGCGGTATGAAAACGACCCCCGCGCCGTGTTCCTGACAATGCCCGCACTCGACTGGCGCGATAAATCCAACTTCGACTACGGCGGGAAGATTGGCTTCACGACCAAGTATTACCATGACCTGAGAGACATGATGGATTCCGCGTCGTGGGCGGCACTGTACATGAACGAGCCGATTGAACGCGCCGGGATTCTGTACCCTGTCGATGAACTGCAACGGTACTTTGACCTACCGAACGAAGAACCCGACGCGACTTGGGCGGTCTGCGACACGAAGAACAAAGGCGATGACTATTTCTGTATGCCCATTGCCTACCAGTACGGTGATAAGTTCTATATCGACAAAATTGTCTGCGACAATAAGACCCCCGAAGTGGTCGAGCCGAGGCTTGTGGACATACTAATAAAATGGAACGTGAAGCTTGCCCGGTTCGAATCCAACAGCGCGGGCGGGCGCATCGCCGAGAATGTTCAGAACAAGATAAAAGAGCGCGGCGGCATCACCAAGATAACCACCAAATACTCCACGGCGAACAAAGACACTCGCATCATTATCGACAGCGCGTTCGTCAAAGAACACTTCCTGTTCCGCGACGCGTCCAAGTACGATGCCGAGTACCGCATCGCCATGAACTTTTTGGTTTCGTACACCATGTCAGGCAAGAACCGCCACGACGATGTACCCGATGCCATGTCCATGCTTGCCGATTTCGTGCAAGTCCGGGTGCGCCCGCAAGCGATTATCATGAAACGACCGTTCTGACAATATCAGCTCCCGAGAATTGAATTGTCTGACAATATTGACAGACTGGCAAAATTGTTGTATAATTATAATACATAGAGGTGTTAGTTTTCCAAAAAGGGAAACTGCGCCTTTTTTTGGTGATTATCAACAGGGAGAGGGATATGGCTGACACCGAAAAGACCAATGTAACGAACCTGCTCTTCGGGCGAAGAGACATATATACGGCGGTCGATGACTTGACCGAAGACAACGTGATTAGCGAGGTGAACTCTGCCCTTGTGTATCACCTGTTGAACGTACAGGAAGAGGACTATCTGTACTGGTACAGACGCGGCTTTCAGCCCGTGCTGAACCGCACGAAGACCTACAACGACTTCATTGTGAACAAGATTGTCGAGAATCACGCGGACGAAATCTGCACGTTCAAAGGCGGCTATCTGTTGCAAGAACCCGCCGCTTACGTTTCCCGGAAAGCGGGGAAGAAGGGCAAGGTCGATAAGCTGAACGAATACCTGTACCGTTCGGGCAAGCAGACCGCCGACAATCAGCTTGCCGACTGGTTTCACATGGTTGGCAAGGCGGCTCTGTACGTTGAACCGACCGATGACCCGGACATTCCGCTAAAGGCGTATGCGCTCGACCCGCGTTCCGCATTCGTTGTGTACTCGCTGAGACCCGGCAATAAGCCTGTGTTCGCCGTGAACATCGTTCTGAGCGGCTTCGAATCGCTCATTGATGTGTATACGAAAACAACCGTGTTCCATCTGCGGGGCGGCGCGGCACAGCCGAAGGTCTCCGATTACAAGAACTATGCGGCTACCGCGGATTCAATCATCGGCGTGGACACGAACATCCTCGGGCATATCCCGATTATCGAGTACCGCTACAACACGGTGAACATGGGCGCGTTTGAAGCCGTTCTGCCGCTCCTTGATGCCATTTCCGACATTCAGAGCAACCGCGCTGACGGCATCGCACAGTTCATTCAGAGCATCATCGTGGCGGTGAACTGTCAGTTTGAGGAAGGGACAACCGCCAACAAGATTAAAGAGGCGGGCATGATTGCTCTCTCGTCCATTGGCGAGAACAAAGCGGATTTCCGCATCCTGTCCGAAGAACTGAACCAAGACCAAACGCAAACGCTTGTTGACAATCTGTACGAACAAGTTCTCCACATCTGCGCCATGCCGTCCACGACAAAGGGCGGGCGTAGCACAAGCGACACTGGACAGGCAATCATTTTCCGCGATGGATGGGAACAGGCGGCGAGTGCCGCCCGCAATACGGAAGACCTGTTCAAAGAAAGCAACCGCTACTTTGACGAGATTCTTGTGGATGTTCTGCGGAGACTTGGCGTTCTCGACATCAAGCAGATTGACTTCGAACTGAACTTTGTCCGCAACGAAGTGGCGAACGTGCAGAGCAAAGCACAGGCCGCGCAGACCATGCTTGCTATGGGAATGCACCCCGAACTTGCGTTCAAGAAGAGCGGGCTGTCGAATGACCCTGTGTCCGATGTGAAGATGTCCGAGAAGTATCTGAAACTGATTTGGGGAGACCCGGACGAGGCCATTAAGAAAGAGGAACAGGGCAACGGGCAGGGCGAGGCCGTTGTGATTGAAGAAGACAACAACAACGGAGAGAACTCAGAGGGTAACGCGTAATGGATGTCATGCCGTTTGACGAACTGAACACGCTTAAAGAGAAGCTACCTTCGCACTTTGAAAACGGGGTACTCAAGTCCGAACAGGACAAGGAAGACATCATCGACGAGATGCTTGACCTCTTTCTGCTTGCAGTCGCAAACGGCTCTGCTTCTGCCAATGATGACCTTGGCACTGACTACCACTTGGGAACAAAGTCGGCAATCGACATTGTTGACCGGGATGTTGCCGGGAAGACATGGCGTGAGCGCGTAGACGAATACTACCAAAACGGCGGCACGATTGGCGATTATCTCCGCATCATTGAGACCGAGACCCACCGGGACGCGAACGAGGGCGCATACGTTACCGCGACAAAGGCCGGGGCGAAGAAGAAAGTGTGGCACTGCATGATGTTGGTGTCTTCAAGGGATACCCACATTTACTTGAATGGTGTCGAAGCCCCGATTGACGGCGAGTTCTATTCATTCAACGGCGGTTCGACGAAGTTCCCCGGAGAATGGGGCATCGCCGAAGAAGATTGTGGATGTCTTTGTTGGCTAACTTACAAGTGATTAAGCGGCAACAACCGTTTAACCATACAAGACAGGGAAGTCTTTAAAACGCACCTTGGACGAAGACCAAGTAAATAAACGGAATCGAGGTCAGGGAAGACCGAAAAACGCGAAAGGAAATTGAATATGGCAGAGATTGACGAAAGCAAAGTCGAGACCACCGAAGCAACGCCGCCTGTTGTCGAGGCGAAGAAGCCCGAACCGAAAGCGGAAGACGAAGAGAAGGTCAAGCTGAAAAACTCTTTGTCGCGGGCGAACTCCGAGGCCGCCGAGTGGAAGCGCAAGTATGTCGCGTCCCTTGACGAAGCAAAGAAGAAGGAACTGGAAGCGGCTGAAGCCGCCGAAGCCGAGGCAAAGGAACGGCAGACCGAGCGCGAAGAACTGAACGCGCTCCGTGCGTTCAAGCGCACAAGTCTCTACAAAGAGAAACTAATAGACGCGGGCTATGACTTAGCGACCGCCGACCTCATGGCGAAAGCACTACCTGACGGTGTACCCGATGAGTATTTCGCCACACAGAAAACTTTTATCGAAAACCAGCAAAAGGCGATTGAAGCCAAGATGCTGACGAAACAGCCCACGCTCTCCGTTGGAATGCCGCCGTCAGGTATGGCAAAGTCCGAGGAAGATGCGAAATATGACAGGTGGTTCGGGCTGACCTAAAGAAAAACAAAAAGAGAGGATTAACCAATGGCTACTACTGTTGTTATGCCGCCCACCAATACCGAAACCTATGCTTCCAAGTTTGTCCCGCGCCTTGATGAAATCTATAAGAGAGGCGCACTGACTGCCATCCTTGATACCCCGTCCGACCTCGTTGACTGGATTGGCGCGAAGACCGTTAACCTGTTCACCTTCTCCACCACTGGCATGGCGAACTATGACCGCAATGCGGGCTATGTTACTGGCAATGTCAATGCGGGATGGGAACCTTTCACCATTCAGATTGACCGCGGCAGAAGCTTTCAGATTGACTCCATGTCCAATGACGAGACCCTTGGCATGGAACTGTCTTCGCTTCTGAGTGAGACCGAACGTACCGAAGTCATCCCCGAAGTCGATGCTTATGTCTTCAGCAAGCTTGCCGGAACGAGCGGCATTTCTTCCGCGACTGGTGCTGTCACCGCTTCCACGGATGTTGTCGCCCTGATTGACACCGCCGAGGCTCAGATGGACAACGATGAAGTCCCTTATGAGGGCAGAATCCTGTATGTCTCCCCGACCGCCTACATGGCTCTGAAGGGCGGCATCGAACGCCGCATCGTCAACAGCGAAAACAACGTGAACACCAACGTTGAGTTCTATGACGATATGCAGATTATTCGTGTCCCGGCGGCTCGTTTCAATACCGCTATCACGCTGAATGCCCCTACCACGGCGGCGGGCGTTGGCGGCTACACCGCTACTGGTTCTGCCATTAACTTCATGATTGTCCATCCGAGCGCGGTCATGAAGGTCATGAAGCACCGTATCAGCAACGTGTTCACCCCGGCTCAGAATATCGAAGCCGATGCCTACCGCGTCAACTTCCGCTTCTATCATGATGTGTTCGTGAAGCCGCAGAAGGTGAAGGGCATCTATGTCCACTCCGCTCAGTAAATTATGGCGGTAGTCTTTAACGAGGACGGGAGCATCTCTGTCGGGATGCTCCCCACCGCCAAGCCGAAAGCGGATAAGAAAGAAGCCCCGAAGAAAGAGGCGAAACCGAAGAAGAAGTGATTGTGAGGGCAGATACATGACCGACACCGAAAAGATAACCAATGTACAAATCCTTGTGGAGAATGACGCGGCGGCTACTGACGCGGTTGTTTCCGTGTATCTGTCCCAAGCCAAGAACAACATTCTTCGCAGACTGTACCGTGCTTACGGAGAAGTGCCTGTGGATGCGGCGATGCCTGAGATGTACGAAGACTTGCAGTGCGAACTGGCGGCGCGGAAGTTTCTGCGGCGCGGTGGACAGGCCGAGTTGTCGCACAACGAGAACGGCGTGAACCGCACCTACCACAGCACGGATGACGAGGAATTGCTGAAAGATGTAATGCCGTATGCGAAGGTGGTGAGCGGGAATTGAGAAGTCTTGCACGGAACAAAACCCCGATTTACTACGCCTTGTACAACGGCGATACGGAAGCAACGGACGCTGACGGCCTGTACACCGGGGAGACTACTTCCTCATACAGTGAACCTGTCGAGATTCGGGCAAGCGTGTCTGCGGCGCGCGGCACATCGGACATTGACCTGTTCGGTGTGAATGTGTCCTATAGCAAGACCGTTATCGTTGACGATATGTCATGTCCGATTGATGAGCATTCCCGTCTGTGGATTGACCGCACTCCGTCAGACGGAACTCCGCACAACTACGAAGTTGTGATGGTGGCGCGGTCACTAAACCACATCACCTACGCCGTTCAGCAAGTGGATTTCTCGCTATGAGCAATATCAACATAAATGTCGATATTTTCTCGTCGGGTGGCATTGCTTCCGCGAGGAAGAGTCTTGAAAGGCTTATCGACCGGGTTCAGAAGATGGAGACCGAATTGCCGAAAGCCCTTGCCGAGTACGGCATGAACGCGGCGACTGTTCGCTTTAGTTCTGCCGTGTACGACATTCTTCTGAGCGGTGCATGGAGTACGCCTGACATCCGCGTATCGGCTGAACAGACCGCCGACGGTTGGGCGGTCGTGGCGAACGGCAGAGAAGTGTGTTTCATAGAGTTCGGCGCGGGCGTGTACTACAACGGCGGCAACTCGTCTTACCTTGGCGAAAGGCCAAAGGAAATCGTTGGCATCGGCGAGTACGGGCAAGGCAAAGGCAAGCGGGATATGTGGGTGTTCTATGACGAAAGCGACGATAAGGCGTGGACGCATGGTACTCCCGCAAACAACGTTCTGTACTACACGGCACAGGATATGAAAGCCCGCATTGAGGAAGAGGCAAGGAGAATACTGACATCATGATTGACATTGAGAACCTTGTGTATACCAACGCACGGAACGCCGTCAAGGCATACGATTCCGCGATTACCACATCGGGAACGTATTCTGATGTCCCGTCCTCTTTCCCTCATGTGTCCATTGAAGAGACGGACAATGCGTCAGTGTCGGATTACATTAGCACCAGTGACCGCGAGTTTGCCGCCAACCTAACGTACACAGTCAACATTTACACCAATACCGCCACGGCGAAGAGCGACGCGAAAGCAATCGCCGCTGTGGTGAGTGACGCATTTACCGCTATGGGATTTGTCCGAACCATGAAGCAGGAGATGCCGAACATTGATAGAACTATCTACCGCCTGATTCTCCGATTCCAAGCAACGGCATGGAGAGGGTTTGACGGCGATGACGGACACTACAACATTACTGCAAGATAAGAGAGGATAATGCAATGGCTCTTGAAATTACGACTGTCGGCGCACAGGTGTTCTACGCATTCGAAACGACCAGTGGAACGCGCCCGACCACGGGCTACACCGAACTCACGGATGTAAACGAAGCCCCCGAATTTGACCTGTCCCTTGAAACGATTGACGCGTCCAACATCACGGACACAATCACCCGTTACGTTCCGGGCAGACAAGACCCCGGTGGAGATGCCGCTTACACGCTGAACCACACCAACGCCGTGATTGATGCGTGGGCAACGCTCGTCTCTACCGCCGAGACCAACTACGCGGCGGGCAAACGCCTGTGGTGGGCTTATGTCTATCCGGGCGCAGACGATGCCTATTACTGGGCGGGTCAGCCGCTTGCGCTTGGCTCTTCGGGCATTTCTCAGAATGCTCTGTCCACCATCCCGGCTCACTGCGCCGTGAACGAAATCCACGGTTGGGATGCAAAACCGACTACCTAACGTTGATTGACGATTACCGGGGGCGGCTACCCCGCCCCCACAACTCCCGATATAGAAAGGCTTGAACATGGACAAGAGAGAAAGAAAGAAAATCAAGTTTAGCGTTGACGGCGTGGACTACACGCTTGAATACACCGTTGCTTCCGTTCGCAAGATGGAGCGCGACGGCTTCAACTTCAACAAGATGGAAGACAACATCGTCAATGCCCCCTACGACTTATTCAGCGGCGCATTCATCGCCCGCCACAACTACGTTCCCGCGACCGAGCGTGACCGTCTGTACGAACTGCTTGTGAACGAAAACGAGGAAGGGCAGAACCTTGTCGAGTGCCTTGCCGATATGCTGAAAGACGAACTTGAATGGATTGTCTCTAAGCCGTCGGGAAACGTGACTTGGGCGATGGCGTAACCCCACCGCCCCCGAACTACTACAACGGTTGGCAAGACAACAGCTTGTCGCTTGGGCAATTCCTTGACGAGTGGTGCGCGTACTACATGGCGATTGGCATGACGCGCAACGAGGTCATGAACGGTGAGCGTGATGCGTTTGACGATTACGACCGCGCCCATGAGTACAGGCGTGTACAGAACAACCAATCTTACCATCTTGAGGGGCTTTACAACTACATCGCGCTTTCGTGTGCTTTGTCTTCGGCGTTTGCCGAGAAGGGGAAGAAGGGAACACCGTACCCGCCGTACCCCATCCCGTTAACGCAGACGGAGAGAGAGGCAGAGAAGAAGCGTAACATTGAGAAGACCCTTGAATGGGTGAAGAAGAGGAAACGAAATGCCTGATGTTACCACTCTGACAATATCTGCTACAGCATCTGTCGATAAAGCTGTCAGTTCGTTGAAGAAACTGAACAGCGCACTTGGCAATGTTGAATCAGGCACGAAGAAGACCGCAAGCGCGACAAAGGCTTCGGTAAAGACCACGAAAGATTCTGCTGATGCTGTTGGCGACCTTGCCAAACGGTATCGGTCAATGGGACTTAGCCGTGTTGCGAAACAGTTTACGGCAATCCATAAAGCGGCGAACCTTGCCAAAGGTGCTACCAAATCCGTACATGACGCTATGTCTGTTGCCGATTCGTTCTCAAGAAACGGACAGACCGGGCTTGCGTCAAGCATAAGGGAACTTGGTGCTAACCCGATGGCATCGGAAAGCGCACTGAAAACAGCCGAGGAAACCGAAAAGGAACGCACGGCGATTGCGAAGCAAGAGACGAAAGAGCAAGCCGCCGCATTCCAAAGGGCAAGGAAGATAGCCGCCGAAGCCGAACGCGCATACACGCAGATTGTAAACGAAGAGGCGAGGAAGCGGCAAGCCGCCATTCGTGAAGCGGCAAGAGCCGCCGCCGCCGAAGAGAGACAATCGAAGCGGGAACAGCTAATCGGTGCGAGGGAACTGGCAAAGGCAAGAGCCGCCGCCGCAAAAGAAGCGGCACGCGTCGAAAAGCAAGCCGCCAAGGAAAGAGAAAAGGCGGCGAAAGAAGCCGAGAAAGCGGCAAGAAAGCAGGCGGCTGAAGAAGAAAAGGCGGCTGAAGAAGAAGCCAAACGTTCCGAGGCGCGAAAGAAAGCCGCGCTTGAAAGCATCGGCCTAATCGGAAAGTCCGAAGCCCCCTTCAAAAGAATAAAAGCGTTTCTCAAGTCAATCGGAAGAATCGCTATATACCGGGCAATCCGCACCGCCATTAAGAATATATCTGCGGCGACAAAAGAAGGTCTGACAAATCTTAAAGCGTACAGTGAACAGGTCGGTACGGCTTTTGCCCCCGCCGTTGACAATCTCAGACGGCACGTTCTATGGCTGAAGAACGCATTTGCCACGGCACTGCGCCCTGTCATTGAGGCTCTTATACCAATCATCCAACAGCTTGTTGACTGGCTCGTCAAAGCGGCTGACTTTGTGGCACAGGTCATGTCCGTGCTGACCGGGAAGGTCGATGACAACGGACGGTACACCAAAGCCGTTCTCAGTGACTTAGAGCAAAGCAACAAACAGGCGAAAGAACTTCGCCGCACTCTGCTTGGCTTTGATGAAATCAACCGTCTTGACGGCGATACCGGGAGTGGCGAATCGACTAACGCGGGGCTTATGTTCACGCAAGCCGATGTTTCCGAAGAGGCTGTAACAGCCGCAAGCAAAATCAGAGACATTATCGAGAAGGTCAAGGAGTTTGTTGCAAACACCGATTGGGAGATGGTTCTCAAGGTCGTTGCGGGATTCCTTGCTCTCCGCACACTCATCAAGGTTTTCACCGCAGTCAAAAAGGCTTGGGATTTCATTCGCGGAATCGGGTCTGCCATTGGCGGGATTATAAGCAAGCTTGGCGTTGTTGGTAGCATCGCGGTTGCCGTTGCTATTGCGTTTGCGCTTTGGGGCGACAAAATCAGCGAGTTCCTTGACAAAGCAAACAAGGATGTTGCCGGGTTCTTTGACAAACTGAAGAAGAAGGTTGAAGGTTCGCAAGCCTTGACCTCGTTGATAGGCGTAATAAGCGATGCTCTACAACTCGTCATCGGTGTCGTGAGCAAAGTGGCAAGCATTATTTATAAGCTTGTCCACGGCGATTTCAAGGGCGCACTTGACGATGGACTTGACCTTCTGAAACTCATTTTGAAGGGTGCGGTCAAGTTGGTAGCGGGCGTTGTCAACGTTGTGCTTGGCCTCATATCTGACATGGCGAACTTAATACTAAACGCGGTTCGTTGGGTATGGAACAACGCACTTGCCCCTGCAATCAATTGGGTCTATACGGCGTTCATGAAAGTCAAAACGTGGATTCACAACGCGTTCCTTGACCTTCGCATCGGCATCCTGTCGGTCATCAAATGGATTCTCGAAAAGGTTGACGAACTGTTGCAGAGCATTCTTGGCGGCGTGAACAAACTGATTGCCACGATGAACGAGGTGCTTGGCACAAACATCAAGCCCGTTGAGTTCCACATCGAGACCACGGCGATTGACAACAAGATTGCCGAACTGGAATCGAAGAAACTGCCGCCGATTACGGAAACGGTAGAGGTTGTCGGGCAGTGGAAAGAACCCGCGAAACTGAATCTGCACATTGACACAAGCGGTGCGCTTGCGGCGATTGACAGAATCGGTCAGAAGGTCAATCAGCTTGGCTCTGCGGTTTCTTCTGTTATCCAAGCAACAGGCGCGGCGGGAAACCGATATTCTTCCGTGACGATTCAGAAGTACGCGGCGGGCGGCTTCCCTGCAATGGGAACGATGTTTATCGCGGGCGAACGTGGCGCGGAGTATGTCGGAGACATCGGCGGTCGGACAGGCGTTATGAATACCGAGCAGATGGAACGCGCGCTGTACCGGGCAATGGTTTCTGCGCTTACGGTCATGCCGCGTGACGGCGGTGACATTTACCTTGACGGTGAGGTCATCTACCGAAACGTGGTGAGACGGAACAACAACATGGTGCGGTCTACTGGTCGCACGGCACTACTGACATAAGAGGGAGAGAGACATCATGGCTACCATTGACACATCTTTAGAGGTTACAAGGGATAATGGCATGATTGTCACTCTCCCTTATCCTCAAGAATATACGCCTGACATCTACGATGTGGACGCAAGCACAACTGGGCGAAACGCGGCGGGGACAATGATAAGAGACCGAGTGGCGCGGAAGCACAAGTTTAACTGCAAGTGGGCGGCACTGACCCATGAACAGCTTACGCTTCTGCTCCAAGCCACTCAGGACTCCGCTTTTAACCTGACGGCGGTAGACATCTTTACCGGGACGCGGAAGACCTTCCGGGTGTACGTTGGTGACCGCTCTGCCCCGGTGTACTGGTATCCGACAAGCAATACCGATTCGTGGATGTACGCAACGCTTTCCATGAATTTCATCGAACTGTGAGGAACAATTCATGCTGAGTTACACACAAGAGTTTCATGACGCAATCGGCGCGACTGACCGGGAAATCCGTGGGTACTTGCAGTTCGCTAACGGGTATATTCTTCGCGGGAACGGCGGGCTTATTTCGTTCAAGGTCACGAACACTGCGATGGATGCCGAGCGGTTCTGTGTCGGCTCTGTCACATCGTCCATGTGCGAAGCCTCGTTCTACAACGATGGTCTTTCGGGTAGCGGCGTGTCGCTTGCAAATACCTACTTTGACGCATATATCGGCGTAGCAAATGATGATAACTTGCCGAGCGACAGCGATTACCGAACGCAACAGGTATACCAACGCACAGGATATTTCACCACAGACGGCGTGTTCATCACCAGTATGAACGCCTTCGCGGAAGTCGGCGCGCCTGTTACGCTTACCGTTGACGGCGTGGCGTATTCCGGGGTTGTTTCCGGCACTGTACTCCGAAAGACCGTTGTGTTTGACGAATCGCCGGGATTCACTCTTGCTACGGCGATTCAAAATATGACTCCGACTTGGAAGCTGACCCCGGAAACAGAGGGCAACTACTCCGTTTCGATTGATGTCAGCGTTCTCTCCGTGGAGTACAAGTGCATGGGCAGATTCTTCGTGAGCGAGATTACCCGAAGCACACAGACCACGCGGGTGCTTGGCTATGACATTGCGGGACGGCTGTCCATTGACTACGTTCCGACCGTTGCGGCCGACCCCGATGACGGCTACCTTGTCATGGACATCCTAAATGACATCATCGACCAAACGGGAGTGAACAACGGCGAACCGTTCACGGACTATGGGAACAACACCTATGTTCCCAAACTGTTTACCGGGACTTGCCGTGACGAATGGGGATGGCTCTGTACGATTGTTGACGGCACGAATCCGCAGTCCTTTACTGGCTCACGGACTACGCTTGGCAACGTGGAAGCGAAAACCGTTGTCGGCGCAACCGCATACACGATTGACGAATCCACCACCTACATGGACGGCCTGTCGATTGGTGACGAGTTTACCATTACCTCGTTCACAACTGGGACAACGGACGAGCCGATTGTAATCGGGAACGGCACGGGTATGTACGGGCTGAATCCGTACATCACTCAGACCGTAGCCGAATCCATCGAGGCCACGATGGACGGAACAAGCTACTATCCGATGACGCTCCGTTGGCGCGGTGACCCTTGCCTTGAAATCTTGGACGAAGTGTCCGTGACAAGCGGTGAGAACACATACACTGGTTATGTGATGAAGCTTGAGACCACATTCAACGGCGGGCTTGAACAGTCGGTTACCTGTTGGGGAGACTCCGAGGACTACTACGCCATGTCCACATCCCCGATGCAGAGCAACATCAATCGGGTGAGCAATCTTGTGCAAGAGATTCAGCAAGCGATTGAGACGGCAGACGGCGGCGTGATTACCAAGATTCTCGACACGGACGGAACGTGGAAAGAACTTGTGATTGCAAACAACCAAGACCTAAACGCGGCTACATCCGTGTGGCGGTTCAACATCAACGGTCTTGCCCATTCGAACCGCTACCAAGGCGGCACATACACCTTGGCTATGGACACGCAAGGGCGCATCGTGGCGAACGTGATTCAGACGGGAATTTTGCAAGATGCGACCGGAAACAATTCGTGGGATTTGGATAACGGCGTTCTTACGCTGTCCGGGTATGCCTCGTTCAATGATTTAACAACGGCGGGGAATACCACCATAAACGGGGCGAATATCACCACTGGCATCATCAAGGACGCGACCGGGAAGAACTCATGGAATTTGAACACGGGCGCGTTCACGATAACCAACGGTAGTCTGAACATCACCACATCAAGCGAGACATCCGACCAAATCATTTTGCAATACACTCAAAACGGAATAACGTATTCACTCAGCCTTTCGCCGTCCGCTATAAACCTTAAAGCATCAGGCGGTAGCATGGCAAACCGAACCATGCAAATAACGAGAGCAAACATGGGCATCCGCTTCTTCGATGACGGCGGCACAATTGGCGGCATCGGTAGCGGAAACGTGTGGAGCGGCGGCGGCGGTTTCGGCGGCGTTGCCGGGAAGATGACGCTTTACCTTGCGAACGGCAACGTTGGCAATCAGATGGTTGCGGCAGGGGATAGTGTTATTGCCAAAGGGACAACAAGCGGATGGCATTGGAGAACGTGGTACAGCGGATTCAAGGAATGTTGGTACAAGCGAACAGCGAACGTGGCTTGTACATCCGCATGGGGCAACCAATATACGAGCGGCGGCTGGTCGCGATTGACATACCCGTTCACATTTTCTTCTGCGCCTCACGAAATCGTAACAAGTCCTGGGAGTAGCACTACATCCAGTGGTTCTTGTTGGGTAATTCCTTACGGCAACTCAAGCGGCCCGACTACCACACAGACGGGTCAGTATCAAGTGGTGAGGCCGACATCGACAACAACGAATTTCACGATTGAATACTATGCCTGTGGCTATTAAGGAGACGAACATGATTAGCAACGAATTAGCGGCGAGATTCCACTTGCCCCCGATTGACGAATACCCGTTCCCCGCAATGGACTGGTATCACACGTTCCTGATTCAGAGCGACTATGTTGCCATGAAGGTTGCCGAGGCGGTGTACCTTGGAAAGCAGACGGATGAGGACTTGACGGAAGTGCTTGCGGCGCGGGAATACTGTCGGCAGAAGATTAACGAGATTGAGGCACAGGAGAAAGGCGATGGAACAGATAACATTGGGTGACCTTGCCACATGGGCGGCGTTCGTTGCCGCCTTTGGCGGGAGTGTAATGGCAATCGTAAACGGAGTTAAGAAAGCCGTGGGGAAATTGATCGAACCGCTTGCGATGGACAACGCCAAGAACTACATCGTGCCTTTCCTTGCGAGGGTAGAGCGCGGCGAACCCGTGGACAGCATTGAGGTCGAGCGATTCCACGAAGAGTACAAATACTACAGAGACCATGACGGCAATAGCTACATCAAGAGCCGCGTGGAGAAATTAAAATCCGCAGGAAAACTGTGAGAGATTT